CCACCCATTGCCCGTGCGCCGCTAACATTTTGAGCAACATCTACAACAGCAATTGCGCCCATTAGTGCTATATTTGCATATCCTAAACCGCGAATCATTGCGGCATGAGCTGTACCTGCAACTAATAAAGCAGGGTTTGCTGTAAGGGCTGCTGCCATTGCATAGCTTGCTTGAGTTGCAATAGCTGATTGTTCTACCATTAAAGCAGCTTGTGCAATAGCAATAACTTTTTGAGCAACAAAAGCCGCCTGTGCAATAGCATTATTTTCGTGGCCAGTCTTTCTAGCTAATTCTAGTATGCTACCTCCAAAATCTGACATCATCCCCAATTCTGTTTGTTTTAGCGCATTTTGTTGCTCTAATGAATCGCGTTGAATGGCTATTTTTTCAGCTTGGTATTGAAGTTTGTTTTGTATACTGAGTTGGTAATACTCTGCTTCACTCATGCGATTGTTTGCGTATGCTTTATCGAGTATAGCTTTACGCGCCCACATTCCTTGTCGTGCAATCTCGTTTTTAGTGGCGTAGCTATTGCGTAAAGCGTCTAATTCTTGCGCCTGACCTGCCATAAAATCATCGGTTTGTTTTTGGTTAGCCTTTGCTTCTTCTTCGGCTTTTAAAGCGTTAGCCTTTGCTTCTTCTTCGGCTTTTAAAGCGTTAGCCTTTGCTTCTTCTTCGGCTTTTAAAGCGTCAATTTTAGCGGCTTGGATTCGCAATAACTCTTTTTCTTTAGGCAATAATTTACTTAACTCTGTATTTTTTAAGTCAAAGTTAAGTTTTGCTAGTGCGGTATCATTGCCCCATAACTCAATCTGTTCTTTTTGCGACAAAAACAAAGACTCATAACGTGATTGTAATTGCTCAGACGCTTTTGCTTCATCTTCCTTAGCTTTTTTAGCCTTTTTATCTGCCTCTATTTGTTTCTCTTTATCTTTTAGCATTTGAGCAGCAACGCCTTGTTGCGTTGGATTGTTCATCAAGTCATCAACTGTACGATTAAATGTAGCCGTTTCAATTGCAGACTCTAATGTCTTTTTTTGTGCTATTAGTTTGTCAAGGTCGCTTTGAATAGAAGCTTTTATTCTTTCATTCGACGATAAAGACGCTGCCCTTAAGATTTCCGTTGTCGATTGAATTTGAGACTCAACAACGCTTAAGCTTTTAGCAAGAATCTGTAGATCATCATCGCTAACGGTTAAGTTTTTATTGATTTTATCAATGGCTTCTTTTGATTTATCAGCCGCTTTTTCTGCGTTATCACCAAAAACAAACCATGCCGTTGCCGCAACTCCCAACAAAGTTATTGCCACTCCCAATGGCCCACCCAAACCCGCAACAATTCCAGTTGCCGCTCTATTTGCCGCGTTTGCCGCGTTAGTAGCTGCCGCTAATTCTGCTTGTGCGATAGTTTGCGCTGTTGTTGCTACAGTGTTTGCTTCTGCCGCTACTGTTGCGCGAGACACCGCCACGGCCTCAGCATTTGCAGAAATAACAACCTGCTCCATTGCTAAGGCCGCTTTTTCTGCTGCTACTGTTTTTTGAATATCTGCTGCTGCTGCAAATAGTGTACCCCGTGCAAGTGCCGCCTCCATATTCGCCCGTTGTACATCTGCTAAGGCCGCTTCATGTGTAGCCAATGCCGTTGCGCTTGTCGCTCTAGCTCTTGCTAGTTCTGTCATTGTTAATGCTTTTTCAGCTTCTGCCCTGCGTAGTGCTATCCCTGTGCTTGCTGTATTTTGAGTTGCCAATGCTAGCGTTTCAACTCTTAAAGCCTCTTGTGCCATCATGTTTGTAATAGCTGCTTTAGTTGACAATGCAAAACCAACAACTAATCCAGTGAGTTTTACGCCTGCATACAATTGCAAAGCTGTATAAGCTGCGTGAACTGCTTCTTTTATGTCTTTCGCTTTTTCGTCTATATTAAGAGCATTGGATATTGCTGTAATTTCACTGATTGTTGATACAAACGCCTTTGATACTTCTGTACTTTCGTTTATTCTACCGACAAACAAAATGGCACTATTTTTTAAATCAACAAAACCCTGTGATATGGTTGTTTGTGTTTTTGCAAAACTTTTATCAACTTCCGCACTTTGTTCTTTTAGTGCTTGTATTAAAATGTCGCTTGTTAATTTTCCCTCGGCTGCCAAAGCGCGTAATGCGCCTTTAGGAACTTGTAACGCTCTAGCAAATGCGTCCATTGCGGCTGGTGCATTTTCGGCCACGCTGTTAAATTCATCACCACGAATTACACCACTTGCCAATGCTTGGCTAAATTGCAAAATGGCGGCCTCTGCGCCTTGTGTGCTTGCGCCTGATAAAGCGAGTGTTTTGCCGAATGTTTCTGTGACTCTTGCAACTTCCCCCACACTAAGCCCTAAAGCATCAGCATTCTGGCTAATTTTAAAATATAAGTCCCCCGTTGCGCCTAATGCTTGGCCTGACTTTTTGGCAATATCTACTACATTTTGAGTTGCTACCGCTAATTCATTTGTTGAGTTAGTAACAAGCTTTAATTTGTTCTGTAAGTTTGTATAAGCATCGGCATACTCAATTATTTTACTTGTGGCAAATAGCCCTGCCAATGCGCCTGCCATGCGTTTTAATGCGTTTTCTGTGTTGTTGCCTGCGCGTTGTAAACGTCCTAACGCTCGCTCACCATCGCGTAATCGTCTAGTATCAACACCAAGCCCAATCATCAATAAATCTGCCATCTTATCACCTCTTTTTACCGATTGAGCGTAGCGCGTTTTTAACACTGTTTGCCACTTGTGCGCGTTTATCTTGAGTCATTACAGGCACCATAGGCATAGGACACAAAGGGTCTGTTGCCTCGTTTAGCATATCAGCATACACAAGACTTAGCTGCATAATTGTATCAGCTTCCCATGAGTCTAGCACATAACCCGATAAATCAGCCCACGCTTTTAACTCAGTCCAAGATAGCCGTTTTGCTATACCGTCATTATAAGAGATTGTGCCAGATTCGTGCAGCAAATTGATAAGATAAAGCCCACTCGTTAAAGTAGGCATATCAGGCGTTAGGGTAGGATTGTTTTGCGTGAATTGTTTTAGGCGCGTAATACGATTGTATTCTTTCGCGCCTTTAGTTTGTGGACAACTATGCCACCATGCTTGTTGCCTAGCGTAGAGTTTAAGATTCTCTACGCATTGATAAAAAAATGGGCGCGGTCACTAATGGCATTATCAACTTGCTCTTTAATCCAGTTATAACGCGTATAAATACTTACAGCATTATCAAAGCTAAACTCGATAACTTTGCTGCCCTCAGAGATACCTTTCCAGCCTAATGTACATTGTGCCAATAGCTCGATGGTATCGCGCTCGTTAGCGTTTAAGTCTAACTCTTTAGACTTACGCGCTATTTGTGCCTTAGCTCGCGCTTTGATTGCGTTTTTAAATACAGGCGAGTCATGGCCAACAATTTGCACTTCAATATCAGGCAAAAACTCACCAGTCACAGGATGCTTTAATTGAATAACCGCATCATTTTTTGGTAATAAAGTCGATAAATCCATAATGGCCTCTATTTGTTTTGTTGCCCCTATTGCTAGGGGCGTAATGGTTTAAGATTATGGCAAGGCAACAGGGATAATATCAGTATTGATTTCCAAGTTAATAGAACCTGACAAAATCTGGTCAACACTGCCAGCGTTTGTTTTAAACGACATAACCAACGCGCTAAAATAATCTTTTGAGCCGTCTTGGTATGTAATAGCAATCGCTTTGTTAGCATCAGAGCCAACGGCTGCAAGCGCGATAATCTGCCCTGCGTCATCACGGTCAATCGCTAACTGTAACGCCATTGTGCCGTCGTTAAAAGAGCCTTTACGCTTGATAGTGCGTCTTGATGCGATAGGGTTATGCGTAACCGTTGCATATTCGCGGCCAAATTCGCCTAAATCGGTTACTTCGCCAATCAAAGAAAAGGTTAATGCTGCGTACCCTGCGGCATCGTTTGTGGCTGGCAATGTGGCACTAATGCCAATAGTTGCCCCTGCGGTTGTTTGTACTAAAGCTGCGGTCATTTTGAGTTACCTCGTAATCTGTTGATATGGGACGGTTACAGGCAACATATACCACCCGTCTTGTGTAAATCCAGTGTTTACGCTGCCTGTTTTGTCAATTCGCACATTATTAGATAATACCGTATTTCTTGCGAATGCGCTTAAAATTAAATCAGCAATTTGCGCGGCTCTTACTGTACCTGTGCCATCTTTTACAAAGATAGAGCATTGCATTAAGCCTAGTGTTTGGCTTGTTGTTGCTATGCCTACGGGTATAGTATCAGCGCGTAATAAAGTTACTCGGATATGCTCGCCTGTTGGCGGATTAGCTTTGTTTTTGTTGGGGCTGTTAGGGTAGTAAATGGTTGGCAATGTGCCACTAATAGACTCTAGTTTGTCAAAGAGTGCTAACTCGATTTCGGCTTGACTCATTGTACACTCCTGACCGCATTTTCTAACTCTTGTAATGCCATTCTTGCACTCACTCTAACCATGCCATTAGGTGCTTGTTGGCTATGGCCATACTCTAATTTTTTAGCGTATGGTAATTTGTTTGTTAAATAAAATACATGGCCGTTTGCGGCTTTAGCGAATGGTATAACATGGTCAATTGAGCCGTTACGATTAGCAGGCTTCACCGCTCCGTTATACGGTTGGTCTAGCGATGCTTGCCAATTTGCTCTAAACAATCCTGTGTCAACAGGACTCATACGCTCTACTCGTGCGCTGATATTGATACAAAAAGCCGCCACCGCCTTGGCTTGTGTAATTGCTAACTTACGCGCTAGTTTTTGAATATCATCATTAAACGACATTATAACCGCCCTTGTACAATGTATAAAATGTTTGTATCGCTTGGTTTAATCTCTTTAACAGCAACAATACTATATTGCAATCCGTTTGTTTCGATGCGCTGTTTTGTGCTTAGTGTAAATGCACTAGACACCAAAAACTTAACATCATGCGCCTGCAATACAAAATCGTTATTATCATTGCTTGCAAATGAGCTTTGTACTAGCTTAATTGTTTCGCTCGATTGGCTAACAGTAGGCTGATAGTCTGTGCCTGTATTTGTCTCTGTAATCAATAAAGCATCGCGGCCATTTTCGCGTATCAATCGCTCAGATAATGCGGCTAAATTAGCGTAGTTAATGGCCATTATAGCGACCTCATCACGGATGTACTCGATGCCACATAATCAGCTAAAGCTGCATTGATAGAACGTGCAATCGGTGCGCTTGATGCGTTTGGTTGATACTCTACTTCTAGCACATCCACTTTCTCACGCTTTACAGCTCGCTCGACTGTGGCCAAAGGGTCATAACCATTAGCAATAGATAATGCAATAACGTGTTGCGCTTTAACAATACCGCTAGGCACTGTATCAGACGCTAACAACACATTATCTACATAAACATATTGACGCGGCCAGTCAAGCACTTGGTCATCGTCTGTTTTGTAGCCTTTCCAGTTTTGTGAGTCTAAATAATCTAATGATTTTGTTAAATAAATGGCTGCGTTAGGTGCGCTAATAGTCACTCCACGCGCTAAGGCGAAGGCAATCAAAGCGTCATCTGTTGTATAGCCTATTGTTACCGTCATTTTTTAACCCTCAAAAAAGGGGCAATTACGCCCCTTTGATGTTGCTGATTAACCAAGCAAGGTGGCGGTATGTTCAGGCTTGATGTTTTTAACACCCCATGCCAACGCAATTTCATAACGGATTTTTCGGTAGCCAGGGTACATTGACACCTCAAAAGCCAAGCCGCTGCGTGGGTCTTGAATCGTCATTACATCAATGGCCATGTCACCCTCTTGTGGCCGCTCAGGCATACGAGTAGCCAACACAATCGCGCTACGGCTAAACGCCATGTTGCGTGGTGATGTGGCCAACACGGTAATTGCACGAGTAGCCACGCCTTGAGCTTTACGCAAACCTGGTGCGGCTAAAGTGATGGTGTCACCACTTGCAGGATTTGCACCTGCGAAGCTAACAGCACTAATAACGTACTGGTTAGTATCGTTAGCAAAGGTAATAACGTCACCTGCTGCAACTACGCCTGTACCTGCTGTAGCTAACGGGATAACTGTTTGGCCGACAGTGAATGCTGCGCTTGTGCTTGTGGCACCAGCCATTGCACCACTGGCAGGATTGTAAACTTGTGCAGATTCGCGAATGGCAACACCGCTAGGCATGGTTAAAACGCCTTGACCTGCCAATGTTTCGGCTGCTTTGTCACGAGCCGAATTGATGTTAAACAAAGTCTGTAAATTAGCCCCTGCGTTAGTATCAATAACCAATTGCAAGTCGCTTGTTGGTGCGCCATTGTCAACCAAGATTTTACGCGCTGCACTTAATGCGGCTGTATTGCTAACAAAAGGCACTGTACCAACAGTACCAGCCGCACGGCTAGTGGTGGCGTATAATGCAGCAAGGTCTAATTCAACAGCATTAGCCAAAGTACGCATGGCTTGAGCAATTTGATTAGCACGGATGGTCAAATAACCCGCACCACTGTTTAAACCCACTTGCTCGTTGCCTTCCCATGAGAACGGCACGGCTTTAGATCTTGTAATCTTAATCGTAGTGCTGCCAATGGTTTGGTCTGCTGCTGTGGGTACTGACATAGCAGGTGTAGTATCTACCATACTATTACTAGATGGGGCAACAGGTACAGTTACGTTTTGGTTAACTGCTGCGCGATTAACGCTAGAGTCAACAGTGACGGCAGGAATGAAGCCGATAAGCTCACGACTAACAACATCAAGAGCCGCGTATAAATCAGGGATTAAACCCGTTAAAGTGTTAGACATAATAAAAACCTCTAATTAGTGATTGTGCCGCCACTCTTAAAATGTGCAGCTCTTGCGCTTTGACTCATTGCGTCAAATTGCGCTCGTGTGATTGTTTTAGCAGCACCGCCACCAGTTGAAGCATTTGTGCCAAAGCCACCGCTTGATGCTTGAGCTTTGAGCATTGCGGCATAGGTTGGAGACTTGAGTACGTCCGCCTTAAACCCTGCCAAATCTAACGAAGTAGCACCGCCTTCTTCGTCTTTAAAACTGTATTTGTCCGTTTCAGGGTCATAATCAACCCGTTCACTAATCAATTTTTTAAATGCTTTCGCGCCTACTTCTGTCGCTAATGTACTTAACTCACTAACAACAGCATCACGCGCCTTTTTAATTACGACTGCATCACGCTTGGCAATACGTTCTTCAAATTGTTTAATCTTTTCACCGTGTCGCTTTTCGCTGTCTGCTAAGATTTCATCAATCTTGCCTTCGGCTTTTAACTTCTCTAACGCTTTCTTTTCGGCTTCTGCTTGCTTGACGGCTTCTTGGCTCTTAAATCCTTTTAACTCATTGGCCAAAGCATCTCGTTCTTCGCCTTTGCGCTTCATTGCGCCCACGACAGTTACAAAGTCTTTGTGCTGATAAATCTTAGCACCGTTCTTTTCAACTTCTACATAATCAGCATGATATTTTTCGGGAATATCTGCCAAATCTTTAACTTCAATCATAATCAAAACCTTTGATAAAGTGTTACACAGTAACAGTTAAATTATTGTACGCTATTTTGTACGGTTTGCAACATTGGCAAAGGGATAGCCTCAATCATTGAGACAACATCCTCAGCCTCGCCCGATATAAACCCACCTGCTATTAACTTTTCAATAGCCATCTGTGGAGTCATCAATCTATCAAGCACTAATTCGCGTATGGCTCGCACTTCATCGGGCGTTAAAGAGGTTGACGTAAACTCACGATTAAGCACCAAATCAATATCAGACGGCATCAACCCTAAGCCCTCAAAGTCACCACAATAAGCAATGATGTTTTTATAGGCTCGCTCGATATTATTACTCAGCAAAGTAAGCACCGCTTTTTCGTTTGCGTCTTTAATCTCAACCTCGCCTAGCGTTTGTTGTTGATTGTCCTCCGTTTCAAAACGGCCACCGATTGCCCGTACTTGCTTCGCGTTTTCTTCCATATATTTAAAAAGCGCGTCACCATCAGCCGTGAGTTTTAAAATATCCATAGTCACGCCATCGGGCAAAAAGTTATGTACTCCTGCGCCCATAGCGAAGTATTTGCGGCCATTGATAATATCAAACTGCTCTTTTTTGCTTTCGTCCCATCCGCTCGAATAGCTTGTGTCTTGTAATATGCGTAAACGCTCTTTTAAATCAGCACTTACTTGATACCGTGCGTGTGCTTTGTGACAAAGTGGCGATAAATAGCCCGCGCAAATTGGCAGTTTACCTGCGATAATGCGCTCACTTTGTACAATCTCAATCGGTATAAAAGTCATGCTTTTGCCGTTGGCCTTTGGATAAATGCGCTCTTCTTTTTGGATAACGCTTTTACCATCCAACACTTCTAACTCTTGCCAGTAGCCTAATTCGTCAATGCCTAACTCTAGCGATACAGTTGCATTAAACGAAACGCCGTCATCATTGCGTCTAATTTCGTTATGCTCTAAACGTGCATAAACCAGCGTTAATCGTCCGCCTACTTTGCCATAATTCCAATCGACTAACGCCTCACGGGGATAATGCTTGATAGATGCGCGTTGATTAAGTGCGGCTTTGTCTGCTATCGATAATTCAACATCTAAGCCAGTGGGCAATTGGTCATACTCAGCAAGCAAAATATGATAACCAACTTGCAAGCAATTACTTGCTGTAATCTCAATAGAGGCCTGTAATGATAGCCAATCCCCATCACTATCATCTTTTAAATATTCAAGCTGTGGCGGTAAATTAACCTTTGCATCATGTCTAAACATTGCCCCTAGCAAGTCGTTTAACGTGCGGCTTGCGAAGTCTTCAACCTCAGCCCCCATCTTGTACGCTTCATAACGTCTTACTTGTTCGGGTGTGTTGCATTCCAATTGGTTAGGGTGTGGTAAAAATGTCACGCCCTCGCGCTTGACCGCTGCCGCGCCATCGATGAATTTGCGTACCAAAAATAGCTCTGTTTCGGCTGTGATATAATCTGGATGCTTTGTGTTTTCTATGTTCATAGTTTGGCTTTCCTAAAAGCAAAATCGTAAGCGTCAAGGGCTTTCATTTCTTTGAGCGTTAATGGTCTGCCGTTCATATCTGTAAATTTATCCATTGATAAACCACCCTCTTTAAACAGTTTGGCGCGTGTTTTACCCAATGATGATTCTATAAACCAGTCGGGTTGTTGCCTCATCCAAGCGTCCATATTTGTCTTAGCGTTAATTTGCCCTGCATCAAATATAGCACTATCTTTACGCCCTGTATAAGTAACTTTACTTGGTACTTCTTTTGGGTCTTGGCCTTGCGCTCGTTGTTCGTCTGCCTTTGCACGTCTAGCATCTAGTTTATCATTCTTTTTGTTAAATGCTTCTTCGGCTGTTTGTGTGTCATTACCGCCCACGGCTGCCTTAGTACCGCCAAATGGGTCAAAACCAATCGGCACTATTTGCAACAAAGAGCGACAATTAAAATGTAAAGGTGGCCTAGGTGTAGCAGGGTCATCAAGTGCGTAAATCTTTTGTAATGTGCCAAAATGCCTACACGTTAGCGTAGTACGATTATCGAATGTGGCTAAAAAGACGCGGCCTTGTATTAAGTCTGCATTTGCTTGTGCTGCTACGTCTCTCGCTGCGTTTGCGTAATGATTAGCACCAGTACGCACTAACGCCTCAGCTTCACGCGCTCCTGTGTTACTAATTAAGCCATCAAGATAGTTATTAGCTTTAGTGCCGACTAGGCGTTTAGTCATTTCACTAACAGTTGCGCCGACTTCATAACCTTGTCGTATTGTGTTATCAATAATTCGGGTTTGTGTGCTATTTGATGCACCTGCGACAAACTCACGCCATGTGCCAACCTGCGCGACTTTTGCCCCTGCCAAAACCATCGGTGTATTGACTGCTTTAGCGACTGCCGCCTCGCTTACTGCTGTAGTACCCACTAACTCATTAACAATATATTCTGATTCATACTTAGCCAAGTCGAATAAATCGTTAGTTGTACCATCCCACATCTCAGCCATTTTCTCTTTTACAAGCAATCCTACGCGCGATCTGAGCGAGTCAAAGTCTTTACGGCTCATCGTCGGCTCATAGTCAACTAATGCAGCCTTGACAGCCTTCGATAAATCTAAATATGACGGCATGATGCGCGACTGTACAATACCTGTCACCAGTCTTGATACGGCTAACTCATGTCTTAACGCGCTGTCTGCTGTAATCATTAAAACATTCCCATTGTGATACCGCTTGATGCTGGCTTACGCACTGGCATTTCATAAACGATTGGATAACCTGTTGCATCGTTCTGATGGTCAAAGCCGCTGTGCTTGTCAGGCTCACCGTTTTTATCGTATGCCTGTTGCTCTAAACACGCAACAACATCAGGACACCTACGCGCATTAACCCACATCTTGCCTTGAGATAATGCGCCATTAACCGCTAAAATCCTGTCTTTGACTCGTGGGTTTTGAGCATTAACTTTAACTGTAAATCCTGCTTGTTTTAGTAATGATATATCACTCTCACTCGCATTAACAGTTTTACGACTATTGCCGCTCGCATCGGGGTATATCGTTATCTTGTGGCCTTGATAACGCTCTTTTAAGACTTTGCAGAGTTCAGGCGTATCATAAACGCCTGTTAATTGGTCAACTGCGTGCCATCCGTTCGGACGTTTGACGTAAATAGTCGAAGCCATTGCACCAACGTTAAAATCCTGACCAATAAATAAAGGCTCGCCTTGTTTTATTGTCTCATTTGATGCGCAACGGTGGCGGTCATAGCTAGTGTAAATTGTACCGCTCGTTAAGTTTGTAAACTGTCCGTTTAAGTAAGCATCAATCAACTCTAATGGGTAGGACTCTTTTAATGAAGCTATATAATCATCGGGTAAATTAGCCTCATTGTCGTATGTTGAAGCGTGAATAACAC